AATGCTTTGGAATATGCATACAGAAACACAATCAATGATTAGTAAATGGGACAAAAGATTTCTAAGGATAGCAAAAGAAGTAGCAAGCTGGAGCAAAGATCCAAGGAGCCAAGTAGGTGCGATAGCTGTCCAATCAAGACGCATCGTGGCAACTGGCTACAATGGATTTCCTCGTGGTTTAGAAGACACAAAGGATAGGCTCACAGTAAGAGAATTAAAACGAAGATATGTAGTTCATGCAGAAATGAATTGCATCTTCAACGCAACATACAATGGTATTTCATTAGAAGGATCCACAATGTATGTTTATGGTCTGCCTGTATGTTCAGAATGTGCCAAAGGTATCATTCAATCGGGTGTGAAGAGAGTTGTTGGCTCTACAGACCTTGAGGCAGGGATTCCAGTACAATGGATGGAATCTTATAAACAAACAATGTTAATGCTAGATGAGGTTGACATTGAGTTCAAATTAGTGGATAATATGGTTTTATTGGAGGTAGATTAATATGTCAGTAATGGATAAATTGAAAAAGAACTCTAAGATTGCTGGTACAGAAGTACTGGCTGATTCGAAGTTCTTTAGTGAGAAGGAGCAGGTATCAACACCTGTCCCTATGATTAATGTTGCCCTATCAGGTGACATCGATGGTGGACTAACATCTGGTCTTACAGTGTTGGCTGGTCCATCTAAACATTTTAAAACATCATTTGCGTTGCTTATGGCTGCTTCATATTTACAGAAGCACGAAGATGCAGTATTGTTGTTTTATGATTCAGAATTTGGTTCTCCACAATCGTACTTTGAGTCTTATGGTATCGACACCAATCGTGTACTTCATACTCCTATTGCAGATGTGGAACAACTAAAGTTCGATCTTGTATCTCAGTTAGAGGAATTAGATCGAGACGATAAAGTAGTAGTTGTTATTGACTCTGTTGGTAACCTAGCATCTAAGAAAGAACTTGAGGATGCATTGAACGAGAAGTCTGTTGCAGATATGTCTCGTGCCAAAGCATTGAAAGGTCTATTCAGAATGGTCACACCATATCTTACTATGAAGAACATTCCACTACTTGCAATCAACCACACCTATAAAGAGATCGGTATGTTCCCTAAAGATGTGGTATCTGGTGGTACTGGTATTTACTACTCAGCTGATAACATTTGGATTATTGGTCGTCAGCAAGAGAAGACAGGTACTGAGATCACTGGTTATAACTTTGTAATTAATGTAGAGAAAAGTAGATATGTTAAAGAGAAATCTAAGATCCCAGTGTCAGTCACTTGGGAAGGTGGTATTGAAAGGTTCTCAGGCCTTCTTGATGTTGCTCTTGCTGGTAATTATGTCGCTAAGCCTTCCAATGGTTGGTATTGTCGCGTCGATATGGATACTGGTGAGTTGGTTGAGCCGAAAGTCCGTGCTAAAGATACAACAACTAAAGAGTTTTGGGATCCAATCTTTGAGGGGACTGACTTCAAAGAGTTTGTAAAGAACACATATACGATTGGGCATAAGTCGATGTTAGATGCATCAACGCTTGACCTTGAGGAGTAAATAATGTATAATGTAACACATGATGATTACTCATTCACTGAAAGAACCGGACAGGAGCAGTGGGTAGTAAGATTGAAAACAGGTGAATGGGCTGATACCTATTACACATACGGTAAGATAAGTATCAGCGAGTCTGAAGATAACGAGGAAGCAACATTACATTTTAATTACACTATCCTTGAATCAGATAATGATAAAGAGAAGCTAGCGACCGATGCAGGTTTCAACAATTACATTGGAGCAGTTCTTCATCATATTTTAGAAGACTCATTAGATAAAGGTGAATACAGGTTAGGGCATGGAGACGAATCTACAGACAACAATACTAAGAAACCTAATTAGTGATGACGAGTTTACTCGCACAGTAATACCGTTTCTTAAACCAGAATACTTTGAGAATAGTCATCGTAAGATCTTTAATGAGATTGCGAAGTTTGTAGCAAAGTATAACAAGTTGCCGAATCGTGAGGCACTAGAGATTGAGATGGATGATGCTGGTACATTAGACACTGAATCACTAGAAGTAGTAAGACAATTAGATAATAAGGAACCTGTAGATGCAACCTGGCTTACAGAACACACAGAGAAGTGGTGCCAAGACCGTGCCATTCATCTTGCGATCATGGAATCGATTGAAATCATTAACGGTAGCGGGGGCGATAAAGGTCAAGGAGCTATTCCTGAACTTCTTCGTGACGCTCTTGGTGTATGCTTTGATACTAATGTCGGGCATGATTATATCGATAATTTTGATTCTCGATTTGATTTTTACCACCGCCAAGAAGATAGATTACCATTTGATCTGGACTACTTTAACAAGATCACTAAGGGTGGGGTACCGAACAAAACGCTAAACATTATCCTAGCTGGTACTGGTGTTGGTAAATCATTGTTTATGTGTCATGCAGCAGCTGCTAACTTAACAGATGGTAAGAATGTTCTCTATATCACAATGGAGATGGCAGAAGAAAGGATTGCAGAAAGAATTGATGCTAACCTAATGAATCTACCTATCGATCAATTAGAAACATTACCTAAGCAAATGTTTGAGAGTAAAGTAGCATCGATTGCTAAAGCAACACAAGGTAAGTTAATTGTAAAAGAATATCCTACAGGAGCAGCTCATGTTGGACACTTTAGAGCTCTACTTAATGAACTTAAGCTTAAGAGAAACTTTACTCCTGATGTTATCTATGTTGATTATCTTAACATTTGTGCATCCTCACGAATGAAAGGCCTTGGTGGATCAGTAAACACATACTCTTACATCAAAGCAATTGCAGAAGAGATGAGAGGACTGGCAGTAGAGTTTAATGTTCCTATCTTCTCTGCAACACAGACTACTCGTTCTGGTTACAGTAACACGGATGTTGGATTAGAAGATACATCAGAATCATTTGGCTTACCAGCAACAGCTGACTTAATGTTTGCTTTGATCTCTACAGAAGAATTAGAAGACCTTAATCAGATTATGGTTAAGCAATTAAAGAATCGTTACAATGATCCTAATATGAATAAGAGATTTGTAATTGGTGTTGATCGTTCAAGAATGAAACTATATGATGTTGAACAATCAGCACAAACAGATCTGGTACAGGATACTCAGACTGCACCAGTTAACAATAAACCTGACTTTGGGAGTTTTAAGGTATGAGTAAGAAATATGCATTGTCGGCAGCGACTAAGAAGAATGTAATCGAACGCGAATACTTCTTCAATGAAACATTGAACCTTGGTATGACAATTGAATCGTTATGGCGTAACGGTACATGGATTGTTGAACTGAAAGAAGGTGAAGAACTTCCGAAGGGCAGTGATACAGGTTTCTATCTTTATGAATCAGATGCATTCGAAGAAGTTGAGATGGATAGTATGTTTGATGGTTGTGGCACAGACTTCGAGCTCGATATGGACGAGGAAGATGAAGAATATGCAACTATCATGGAAGATGTTGAAGAGGCCTGGGACGAGGCTGGATACGCTGGTCTCGAGGAAAAAGGCTGGGAACATTCCGATACTGATGTGATTATTTACGGCGAATTGGAGCTAGAAGAGCTGTAACCTACTGATTTCTAACCAGAAAAAAAATTAAAAAAAACGGTCCTCACTGTTGACTTTTTGCAAAAACGTCTGTATAATGCGAAGCATAGATTAAATAAATAGAGAGGAAGAAATCATGTTAAAATATGAAAACGTAGCAAAGATCGGTGACACAATCAAAGCATTCGACTTCGAGCCTATGGAAGGTCGTCCAGATATGTTCTTGATTGGTAAGGTTATCGACAAAGGTATGACAGAGAATGGTTATGCTGCATTTACTGTTGAAGTAACTGAATCACCTGAACACGAAAAGCGTGTTGGTGCTACAATGTTTGTACCATTTGAATCTTTCATGGATTATGAAGGTCGTGTTACTCTAGTGGAGGCTGCGTAATGGTTACTGAATTTACTTTTGATTACGATTTATTTTCTGATCTTCATAAGGATGCTTATGGCATGCGTCCTCGTGGTCATCGTTTCTATGATGATGAAACTACTGATGCAGAGCGTCAGCAATTTTGGGATACAGCTATTGAGGATTTAGATATCCGTGAGGCTGAAGACAAGCGTCGCGAGGAAGCAGCAATTGTTTCTTTCGAGCAAGGTATTGCTCAAATCATGAAAGTTGCTGGTGTTGATCGTGCTACTGCAATTCGTTATGAAATGGAAGCTGGTGGCTATGAGCGTGAATATGATCCAGGTTATGTTTGCTACTGCTATGGTCTCCCATACCATAGAGGTTATGAGGAGGAATTTAAACCTTTTATTGGCAAGGAGGCTTAATGATTAGAAACCAAATGCTCTTTGAGTTTTCAAATCAAGAAACATATAAGACAGCAAAGATCCACAATGTGGATAAAACATATCGAGTTGAATTGTTCTCTGAGGGAGTATTCACTCATGTCAAATATACAGATGATCTCGATGAAGCAAAATCAGTTGCTAATGCTTGGACAGCTGACGACTTCTCTGAATCAGGTTGGATTGATAACAAAGCTGATAAGTGATCTGTAAGAAGTTTATTGTCTATCATAAGAACGGCACATCAAAAATGGTATGGGCTCCCTCGAAAGAGGAGGCTTACTACCGTTATAAAAACGAGGCAAGAAGTATATTTCAGATGTATAAAACCTTATAAATAGAACGGATAGTTTTATAAAATAGGTTTAAATGTGCTTAGATTTAATAGTTACTTAACAGAAGAAAAGAACACACACATGACCCATATTGAGGATAAGATCCTTGATGGTGGTGTTGATGGCGCAAGAGATGCTATACTTGCTCTTAGATCATTAAGAGATATGCTCTCTGGTCATGCAAAAGGTCATGTAGATGTCACAGTAAAGTGGGACGGAGCTCCTGCTGTCTTTGCTGGCATCGATCCAAGAGATGGCAAATTCTTTGTAGCAAAGAAAGGCCTATTCAATAAAGAACCTAAAACATATAAGACTGATGCAGACATTGATGCAGACACCTCAGGTGATCTAAATTCAAAACTCAAAATTGCATTAGCAGAACTATCTAAGATTGGTATTAAGAAAGGTGTCTATCAAGGTGACATTATGTTCACCGATGATCTTGGTGCAGAGACTATCGATGGTGAGAAGTTTGTAACATTCCATCCTAATACAATTTTATATGCAGTACCAGCTAATTCTGATGAAGCAAAAGTAATCAAGAAAGCAAAGATTGGTGTTGTATGGCACACATACTATGAAGGTGATGATATCCACTCTATGAAAGCCTCTTATGGAGTTGATGTAAGTAAGTTTAGAAAGACACCTTCTGTATGGCAAGTATCAGCTGATCTACATGATATGTCTGGTACAGTTACTATGACTAAGGCAGAGAACCTTAAAGTAACAAGAGCTTTATCCTATGCAGGTAAAGTATTCCAAAGAATCTCAAGAAACATCCTATCAGAGATTGAAACAAATAAAGAACTTAATCAGTATATCAATACATTCAATAACGCTCAGGTCAGAGCTCGTAAGAAGATTACTAATACATCAAGACATGCAGCTGACTTTAAAGCTTTTATTGAAGACAAGTATGATACAAAGATTGCATCTATGAAATCAGAGGCTGGTAAAAAGACCTGGACAGATAAGAAAGCAACAGCAATGGAATTCTTTAAGAAATATTCTGCTCGTGAGGTGGCACAGGTGTTTGAACTGCAAAAAGCAGTCGTAGCCGCAAAGGAAATTATTATAAATAAACTCAACAAGCTTAACAGTATGAGTATGTTTGTCAAAACCAGAAATGGTTTTAGAGTCACCGGCGCAGAAGGCTTTGTGGCTATTGACAAACTGAGTGGTGGTGCAGTGAAGTTAGTAGATCGCCTAGAGTTTTCTGCTAACAATTTTAGTACTGATATTATAAAAGGATGGGATTCACCAAGTAGAGGCTAATATGCAAAGTTTTAAAGACTACCTTACCGTCGACTATAAAGAAGGCGAAGACGAACAAATTAAATATAGAGCTAAGAAGCGTCGCAATGGCGCACTCGATGAGGAACAACCTTGTTGGAAAGGCTACAAACAAATCGGTACTAAAACTAAAGATGGGAAAGAAGTCCCCAACTGCGTACCTGAATCCAAAGATATTGAAGAAGCATTAGTTGTCACTAAAGGTGCATTAGCTAATATGCTAGCATCTATGTGTAAAGATAAAGCTAGCAAAGGCACTGCTTCTCAACGCGACCTAGATAATCTAGCAAAAGCACTTGGTAAGAAACTTACTGTCCATGGCAACAAAGTTGCTATCGAAGGTTTTGAGGACATGGGTCTTGATGAGTTAAATGAGATTCTTAATGTTACTCAACGCATGAAAAAGAAACAAGCAATGCGTAAGAATAAAGCTGTCCTTAAGATGAGACGTAAGATGGCTCGTAAGAGAAGAGCTGATCCAGATAAGATTAAAGCAAGAGCTACAAAGAGAGCTCGTATGGCTATGTTCAAAAAACTAGCTGGTGGTAAATCTAAATCTGGTATGTCATACTCTCAAAGAGCTGCTGTAGAGAAAAGATTGAGAGCCAAATCAGGTGCAATTAAACGAATCGCTAGAAAGCTTTTGCCAACCGTTCGTAAGGACGATATGGCTAAGATTGCTGGTGGCAAGTAAGGAATATAATGAAAGGTTTTGCGGATTATTTAACAGAAGAGACTAAAGAAGTCACTTTTGCTTTTGGTAGGTTCAACCCACCAACTATTGGTCATGAAAAGTTAATTAATAAAGTTGCAGATATTGCAAATAAAAATAATTACAGAATTTATGCTTCTCATTCATCTGATGCGAAAAAGAATCCATTAGAGTTTAAGAACAAAGTCAAATTTATGCGTAAGATGTTTGCCCGTCATGGAAGAAACATCATGGCAGATAGAAAACCTGTTAGAACAGTTTTTGATGCTTTAGTTAATTTATACAACCAAGGCTTTACAAAAGTAACTATGGTTGCTGGTTCTGATAGAGTAACAGAATTTAAAACACTGATTAACAAATACAACAATGTTAAAGGCCGCCACGGTTTCTATAACTTCGAGGGTGGAGTAGATGTTGTATCTGCTGGTGAAAGAGATCCAGAAGCAGAAGGTGCTACAGGTATGTCAGCTTCTAAGATGAGATCTGCTGCAGCTAGTGGAAGTTATGATGAGTTTGCAAAAGGTTTACCAGTCAGCTTTAAAGATGGTAAGCAACTATTCAATGCTGTCCGTAAGGGCATGGGTCTTAAAGAAGAGGCTGATGTTCGTAGGCATGTTGAATTTAAACCTATCAGTGAGGAACGCGAACAGTACATTGCTGGTGAGCTTTTCTCTGTTGGTGATGTTGTTGCTATTAGAGAGAACGATGAGGTGGGTCAGGTAGTAATGCTTGGTTCTAATTATGTTCTTATTGAGATGACAGATGGCAAAAGGGTTCGTAAGTGGTTGAATGCAGTTGAAAGATTGGATGAGGCTACTGAGAAGAAAGATATTAAAGAACAGAAAGCTCTTGGTAAGAGTTATATGGCAAAACAAAAGAGGGAAGCCTACTCCTCTTTTGCAGATTTTTTTGGGAGAAAATAATGGCAAAGAGGTTTACAGACTACTACAGAGCAAAGGGTTCATACTCTAAGCCTGGTCAGGCAGCTAAGCAAATGGCTAAAGCAGCTGGCGATAAGGCTGAGAATAGAGAAGTTGGAACAGACGAAGTTGTTAAGCATTACGCTGAAATGACACCAGGTCAACAAGATACTAACACATCTGCGATGGAAAAATCTCCCTATCCACAAACAGAAAGTGTTGAGTTAGATGAGATCTCAAAAGATCTAGCTCGTAGTTATAGAAGTGCTCTATCTAAGAAGTA